TTGGGCGATGAATATTTGGCATTGCCGAAAGTGCAGCTCCCCAAAGTGCCGAAATCGTTAAATCATCACCAATGTCAAGGCTGTTTAGATATGCTGTTATTCTTTCTTTTATGTTTTGCTCAGTTAAAGAAGTATAGCCTGCAAGCTGTTTGACTGTAATCTTGGTAAAAATATCATAATATATAGGCCGAAAGAAGCTAATAGGCGTTACGAGCTGTAAGCCAGCGGTTTCGCCACTTGGAATGTTAATAGTTACATCACCATACGTTCCGCATCCAGGTGTTTTTCGTAAATAAATCTCATTAGATATGTCAAAATCTATACCGCCCTCTGCTACTACACTTATGTGGTGTGCAGGAATAGGCCACGGAATGGGTCTTGGCTGTATATCATGTGGACCATCTACACTTGTATCATTTTCATAAACTCTGTATCGCGTTACGTCAGGAAGCTCGGCAACTCCGCCTATTAGTCCTTCTAAAACCGTTCTTGAAGGCCTTGCTGTCGATATCGTTTGTCTTGCCCTTAATTCTTCCTGCATTTCTACTTCTTGCCCAACTGTTGCAGATACTGAGTTATTAACGGCAAGCCAACCGTCCGTTGGTGTTACCATTAAGTTTATGGTGTTTGGTGGTGCTGTTATTTGACCTAAAATTGTACAAGTTGCTAAAACCTCAATCGTAGTTAACCCACCGCCATCAGGCACAATAATTGGTGTTGGCAAAGTCCAGTTTCGTCCTAAATCGTCTGCTACTATGCCATTAATAATCTGAGTTCTTGGCATAACTGTTAATTCCACAATACACGTTGAGGCAGTTGCGGATTTACGCCTAATGCCATTTAGTTTAACGAGCCCGTCAAGTGCTTCACCAATGGCTGTTTTAGGATTTCGATTATTGTAAATCATTTGTACTGCTAAAAAAGCATCATGTATGCGATCGGCCATTAGAGTTATAAATTCATAGTCTTGTGCATCATTTTCTAGGTAAATATCCTGCCCATAAATTCCTCTTGCTTCATTTAGCAAATAATCTTTTATGTCATTGTAAGTTGGGATATGTAGCCCTGCTTCGTCAATGTAAGGTACAAAATAAGCCATTAATAAATCACCTCGATTTGGTTAAAGTTTTCAGATATATTCAAACTAAATTCGCCAAAAGCTGTATCTACAGTGCAATTTGCACTATAGAGCCTTGTATTTGCATCAAATTCACTTTCATATGTTAGTAGTTGTGTTACATTTTGCGTTTGTTGGATGCGTTCGGAAATAATCAAATCAACAGCTTCTCTAACATTATCACCACCATAAGCACCTAAAATTTTCTCGAAAAGCGGCAACCCATCGGCGGTATTTTCCCACCATTCACCATATAAAAGCCGCAGGCGAGTTAATATTGCTTGTGCTACAGCTTCACGCCCATTAACAAAGCTTTGGTTTCCAAAGGTTGAATCGCCATTTTCGTCAAGTTTTCGATATTTCAATAAAATCACCATCCTTACGGCAAGTCAAAAGAGCCTGTTTCCTCTCCAGTGTCTTTATCAAAAGTTTTCATAGATATTTTACCATTTTCACCATCTAAACTTATGCTAATTGTGGTATTGCCCGTATCTATATTTTCAGTAGTAAACTGCGTTACGGCAGTTTTTCCGTCAAAATTCAGATTAATTGTATTAACTTTTACATTTAGCTTTTCAGATGTTTCTATATCAATTTCAGTTGCACCGAAAATATTAAGCTTGCTCTGTGTGCCTATATTGATATTATTTGCAGCAATTATATTTAGTATATTTTGAGTGGCAACATTAATATTGTCAATACCACAGATATTCATAATTTTTCCGTCTGTAATCTCAAAATAAACGTCCTTATCTTCGTTTCTAAACATCAAAGAATCAGTTGAATACTCTTTTACTGCTTTTGGAACACTGGTTATCCCAAGCAGGCACATAGCATCCGATAAATCATGTCGCCTTGTTTCAAGCTGCGTTTGTTCTCCCCCAGACTGCCACCAAGCATCAATGCACATATCGTTAAAAATCACAAGACATTCATCACCCACTTTTACAGGGAATGTAAGTGCATAGCCTCCAGCTCTAGGAAAAAAACAAGGAACATCTAATAAAAGCGGCAAGCTTTCCCATCTGCCACGACAATACTCTTTTATAAGAGGTTTAACGGTGGCAGTTTGCGTATCTTTATCAAAATCAACAATTTCACCAGGCATAGCAACCCGTAAATTATCGAGTTTATTCTCTATGGCACGGCGCAGACATTCTTCATCATCAAGCAGACGCTCGCCAACTGATAATCCTAAATCATTCATGCTTTACCTCCGTATTATCGTAAGCTATTGCCTATGTTTGGCACGCTACCACTTTGCGTGATAGCTGTAAATTCTGTATACCACATATCACCTCTAGTATCACCCTCATGCTTTAGCTTGATTATTCTGTAAATACCATCATAGTCCATTTGCTTAGGCTGGCTATCTCGTGTTGCTTTTTGTTGTCTAACATAACTATTATCAATATGCACAAACGAATTTAGGTTTAGCAAGGGATTTAACAAGCATTTTGCTTTTATGCCCTCATCTGTCATTTCTGCTGTTCCGATTAGCCCCGTTTTAGGGGATAGAGAAACAATTTGGCCAATAGGCGGGTCAGAAGCCTTAACTATATTTACCTTTCCATCATTGCAATAAAAAGCAGCTTGTTCAGTCCTCGCTATTTGATGCAAATAATCACGAGCAAGCCCAAAAACAACCTTGCCTCTAGCCAGCTCTTTATTTTCCAAATTGCTTGAAATAAAATCTAACTGCACTGGATTTGTGGCAGTAGAGCATACTTTTTCAGCTATAGTTCTTGGAGTTTGACCTTTTCTAAATGATTGATTTACAAAGCCATTGTTAAGAAATTCATCGCCATCTTGGCTTACAAGAGTTAATTTATATGTAGTGCCATCTTCCTTATCCCTTAATGGCTGCACTATATCACCGTCAAAAATAAGTCCATATTGACTTCCTACATATCCAGCTTCTAACACAACTCTTTCGCCAAGTTCTATAATTTGGTTTTCGGTTTCTGGAGCAAGATTATAAATTGCTATTTCGCTATAATTAGGTGTTTCTGCTATATTTTTTTCGATTAAAAATGTGCATCTAAGCTTAGATACATCAATATCTCCAACAATTACACGATATTTTCGACCGTACAAAATTTCACTCATAAATTATTATTCCCCCAAACAAGCTTAAAATCAATGCCTAAGTTCTTATCATTTGGAGCATCATCTTCATTGTCTGGGTTTACTTTTACAACCACAGCCGAGCCAATTCTTAAATGCTCAAATTGTTCTAGTAGATTAGCCGATGGATAAACTCCTGCAATAAGTGGGATATTTGAAACTAGCATTTTGCCTGTTATAGTGTCCATAACTGCCATTATCCAGTAGTTAGCTTCACTGTTATAGCTAAAATTAAAATTAAAACGCATATTTTGCCCATTTACAGGAATTGTGCATCTAAAATTTTGGTTTGGGTCGCTAGTTACTGGTACAATAAACATGCAAATTCTCCTTTCTTAGAAAATTCCACCACCCAATCCTCCAACTGGACTTGCTATGCCGCCACCTAAAGAATCAAACGCTCTTCTGATAGTTGAGCGGTCATCAGCTTCTGGCTGCACTGCACCACGGTTTGTATTGCCAGTTTTTTGTGGCATTGTACTTGTTCTGTTGGGTAAAGTTACTGTATCGGTTGAAACAACAATAATTTCTCTAAAAAACACCGTAGCTTTTAGGCCATGAACTGTAGTATAGTCGTCTGGAGATGTGATGTTTTCGATAAGCATATTGTGATATGTCGCAAGCTTCGTGTGGATGCTTAATGGTATACGGTCTGCTTGCAATCTTTCTAAAACAGAAAAAGCAGACACTGAACGACTAAAACGCTCTGTAAACTGCCCATCAATAAAGCTTGTGCAAACGTCCGACATACCAACTTCAACAGATAAGCCTTTTGGCTCCATAAATGCGTGGTCTGTAATGCTTGCACCTTCTTCAACTGGATGCTCAGTAATTGTTAACCGTCTTTCGTGGTCGAGCTTTAAATAAGCATCGAAAAAATACCCCGCAATATTGGTTTTTATGCCAATAAGCTGGGGTATATCTTCACGCCCAAAAGGCGAGTTGTTGTAATTTGCCATTGTTCTCGCCCTCCTTTTAGTACGTGTTTAGAACACCTTGTAAATTACGCATTTTAAGTTGTTCTTTTTGCTGCACTGCTCTTGCTACAGATTCTGGCCTTCCTGAGGTATCATTTATATTGTAGTTTGAAGGCATTGTGATAGTGTATGTGTTATATGTGTTTGCTGTTGCATAGCTTGCAACTTGTTGGCTTTGTGCAGAAATTCCACTATCAAGGTTTCTCATAGCATTTCTTCCATGATTGAGGAAATTAGCAACGCCACCTAATACTTCTCGTGCTCTTTGCGGTTTTGAGAGCGGAACAATTGCTTCAGGTCCATCTTCTGCAAATTCTGCAACATGTGGTTTTGTAAAAATGCCACCCTGTGCATGTGCAGGAAGTTCGTCCTCTGCATTGTCGCTATTATTTCTGCCAAAAATTCGGCCAACAACACGCCCAACACCCTCAACAAGCCTTTTAACTGGGTTTAAGAATTTCAAAACCCTATCAACAAAAGCCCTAACACCATTTGTAACACCATCCCAAAGCCCTTTAAAGAAGTCTGTTATGCGTGAGAAAATGCTTGTTATAGCTTCAAATGCCCCTTGAAAAATACCTGTAAAAAAGTCCTTAACACCGTTGAATATTTCAACAATTCTATTCCATAGCCCAAGAAAAAAGTTTTTAACGGATTGCACTACATTATCAACAAAATTCCTAAAGCCCTCAAAATTGTTGTATAAAAAGCTAAATATCCCCGCAAAAGGGTTGATAATAAAAGCAATAATAGATTTGAAATTATCTTTTATCCAGTTAATAATACCACGGAAAAAACCAATAATTCGGTCAATTCCTCGACGGAAAAAGCCAGTTATTCTATCCCATAAGCCACGAAAGAAATTTGCTACGCTTTCCCAATTTTTGACGAGCAAAAATATTATAGCTATAAGTGCAACAATAGCGGCAATTATCCAAGTTATAGGATTTAATGCCATCACAGCATTAAGTATACCTTGTGCAATTGCCCAAGCTTTTTTTGCTATTATAATTGCTGCTATGGCAGCAGCAA